CCTGTGGTTTTCTCGGCACAAAATGACAGATCCGCAGTTAGCCGCACTGGGGAACGTTGAAATTGTGCAGATTGACCGGTCTATCGAATCGGCATTTGAGTTGCAGGAAGAAATCAACGACTGCGACATTATCGCCATTGTCGCACCTATCGGATTGCAGGCACAGTTTTTAAGAGTTGCAGGCGACAAGCCGGTAATTGTAGCACTTAATAACAGAGTGCTTGTACCACAGGAAGACGGCACAGAAGCTAAGGCAGTGTTTAATTTTGTTAAATGGGAAAGACTTGTCAAAATTGATGTCGTAAAAGAAGATTTTAATAATTAAAAGAAAAGAGGACAAAGAAATGAACAAAATTGAAATTAGCGGAAGAATCACAAAGGGGCAGGTTTTTTCTCACGAAAACCATGGTGAGAAATTTTATTCAACACAGATTACAAGTGTGAGGACAAGTGGTGTCCCGGACACACTCAACGTTACATTTTCAGAAATCTTCCTTAAAAATATTAAGGAAGATGAACAGGTTAAAATTTTCGGAGAAATCCGAACAATGAACTATGACGGTCACTGTCACATCTTTGTATTCGCAAAAGACGTTACAGAGTATCCGGGAAAAGACGGAAATTTTGCGGAACTGGACGGATATATCTGTCGTGAACCAATTTTCCGTGAAACGCCGCTGAATAGAAAAATTACTGACTTACTGGTAGCAAGTAACCGGAAGTACGGAAAATCAGATTACATTCCTTGCGTTGCATGGGGAAGAAAAGCCGTCAAGGCAGGGCTTATGAATGTGGGTGAAAAAATCTCTTGTACCGGCAGATTACAAAGCCGTGAATATCTGAAAAGGTATGAAGACGGCACAGAAGAAATCAAGACAGCCTACGAATTGTCAATCAATAATTTACGAGAGGGGGATTCCGAAAATGGCGAAGATTAAGATTTCGCAGAAACAAGAGTCGACGTACTCTTGAGCAAAACAAAAGCGGACAAGTACATATCACTGGTGGACATGTACAGAATTTTAGGGAATGAATTTGAAGCCAAAAAAATTGAAGAAGAAAGGGATAAGGTGAAATGGGATGAGGATTAAGCTGTTAAAAATTATCGTAGAAAATTTCATGTGTTATGCGCATGAAGAATTTAACTTCTTTGATTTAACAAAAATTTTCGCAATGAACGGCAAAGGAAAATCCAGTATTGCTACGGCATACAACTGGTGCCTGTTTAACTGTGATTATGAATTGAAAGATAATCCGGTTGTGCGCCGGGAAGTAGGCGGAAAGTCCGTTGATGATATGGACACCAGTTCAACACTGGTGCTTGATGTTGACGGGAAAGAAGTAACTATGAAAAAAGTGCAGAAGCGTACCTACAGTAAGGATGGCAGCAGTTATAAGGACGATAACAAGTATTTCATCAACGATGTGCCTAAGACATTAAAGGATTTCAACGCGTATCTTGATGTTGATATGAATGTATTTAAGATGTGCAGCAATGTGAACGCATTTCTTAATCAGAAACCGGCAGACATGAGAGAATATTTATTCAATTTAGTAGAGGACGTTTCTGATATTGATGTAGCACGCCAGCAGACCGAATTAGCCGAGTTAGTTCCACTGTTAAGCAAATATACAGCAGAGGAATTATTGGCTATGAATAAGGCTACCAAGGCTAAAATCACAAAGGATTTACCTATCCTTGACGGACAGATTAAGGAAAAGGAAAGAGATATTCAGATTAAGTCTGATATTGATACATCTGACCTTGAATTGCTCAAAAACAGCCTTAAAGGGCAGATTGCTGGTTGCATTGCAAAACAGACTGACAATGACAAGCTGTTAGCTGAATACGATAAGGCCAGTGCAGATATCCTTGATTTGAAGTTTAAGCAGGGAGATTTATCACGCAAGGCTAACGAGGAGAATATCAAGGCTAGACGAAAAATTGATGTCAAGATTACTGACAAGAAGTTTCTTGTTAGGCAGACAGTAAAGACTGTTGCCGATACCGAAAGCTGTATTGCTAGTTCGGAAAAGACCATTGAGAGCATTAAGGCTTACTTACAGGCAGAGCGTGATAAGTGGAAAGAAGAAAATGAGCGTAAGTTTGACGAAACAAGCCTTATCTGTCCTTATTGCGGTAATGAATACAAGGAAGATAAGAAAGAGCAGTTAAAAGCTGATTTTGCAAAGCATAAGGCTGATAACTTAAAGACAATTACTGACAATGGCAATATGTACAAGGAAAGACTTGATAAGGAAAAATCTACGCTTGAAAGTCTTAAAGCAGAGTTACCACAGCACAAGGAAAGCCTTGAAATGCTGAATACAGCCATTGCAGACCTTGAAAAGCAGTTATCCGAACTGCCGCAGGAAATTGATGTGACAGTCACAGAGGAGTACAAGGCGCTTGAACAGCAGATAGCTGAAAAGGAACAGGCTATGTCTAAGGCTAATGACATTTCGGCAATTAAGGCAGAATTAAAGGTACAGGAAACGGATTTAAGACAGCAGTTAGCAGACTGTGAGAATCAGATTGCTAAATCCGATACTGCCGCAGATGAACAGCGGCTTGAAGAATTGAAGAAAACAAGGCTTGATTCTGAACAGAACAAGGCGAACGCAGAAAAGATTCTTGCATTGCTTGAAGAACTGGACAAAGCAAAGAATGAAATGCTGTCAGAAGCTATTAACAGCCATTTTGAATTAGTTGAATGGCAGTTGTTTGAACTGGCTAAGAATGGAAATTACAAATCAGTTTGCATTCCGAAAATTGACGGCAAGTCGATTCTTACGACCGTGTCAAACAAGGGCAACCGAATTTTGGGTAGAGTTGATATTTGCAAGTCAATTCAGAAAATTAGCAGTATTAGCTGTCCGATTTTCCTAGACGACAGTGAAAGCCTATCAACCGACAATCAGAAACGGGTAGCAGGCATGGTTGACAGCCAGTTGATTATGCTGATTGTTAATAATAGTGAGAAATTAGAGATTGTGGAGGGATAATATGAAACTTTATTTTTACAAATTGAATACAGCTGGAAAATACGAAAAAACAGGAATTACAGTACAGGTTTGTGAAGCAGAAGAGAAACCTAAGACATACAAGTCCGTTGATAGAGCCTTTCCAAACGACTATAGTGTGGTGAGGAAAGATGATGTTGGGCGAATAATTGATTTTAATTACCTGTTTCTTACAGAACCTAACTTTGAATATGC